GCCAGGGTTGCGGTTGCGGTGCGTGGATCCGTGGCTGGAGTATGCCTCGTATCAGGAACGAAAGAACAACCAGCGACGGATGGAGATCGCGTACGCCCAGGCGCGTGCGAAGTTGGAGCCGTACCGCTGCGTGATTGATCGGCGGACCTCGATGGCCGCGGCGCAGGACGTGCCTGACGCATCGCTCGACTTTGTCTATATCGACGGGAACCACGCCAAGGCATTCGTGCTGCAAGACCTGGCGGCGTGGGTGCCCAAAGTCCGATCGGGCGGGATGGTGTCCGGTCACGACTATTCCCAGCGCAAGGTCAAGGCGAAGGCCCGGATCGAAGTGAAGGAAGCCGTGGACGAATACGTGGCCGAGCACGGCATCGCGCCGGTGTTTGTGGCGTCTGCTGACAAGGCGCCGTCGTTCTTTTGGGTGAAGGCGTGAGAGACCTGACGCTCGTCCTGCCGTTTTTCTCGAACATGGGGATGTTGGCGGAACACCAGCAAGTGTGGCTCGACTACCCGCCGACACTCCGTGAGCGGTTGCATGTGGTCGTGGTCGATGACTGCTCGCCGAAAGGCTTCCGGCCGGGCCGCAAGGCGGTCACGGTTGGTGGCCTGGCGTCGTTCCGGATCTACCGGCTCACGCAGAAGAAGCGCTGGAACTGGCTGGCCTGCCGGAACCTCGGGGCGGAAGTCGCGGCGACGGACTGGTTGTTGTTGACGGACATCGATCACGTCTTGCCGGTGGAGACGCTGTCGTCGTTGCTGTTGGCTCCACTCCGGACGGATGATGCCTATCGGTTCAGACGGGTGGCGGCGCCGCATCCGTGGCCGTATCAGTTGGCCGAGTGTCTGACGACAAGGAAAGACGGGACGCTCGAGAAACCGCACAATGACTCCTGGCTCATTACTCGCAGCCTGTTCTTCCATCCAAAGGTCGGCGGCTATGACGAGCGGTTGTCGGGTTGCTACGGGACCAGTGGTGAGTTCAGCGACCGTCTCAAGGCTCAGGCGAGGGCGCACATCATTCGCAGTGAAGTCCTGATCCGGTATCCGCGCGACATCATCGCGGACGCCTCCACGCCCCCCGCTGTCTATACGCGCAAGGACGATCCGATTAACGACGCGGAGCTGGCAAAGCGCAAGGCCGAGCGGGAGACGATCCCGCACTGGAAGCCGTTGCGCGGGTTGATTCCGTCCGAGTTGGTGTACGACTCGCGACAGTCAGTTGAGGCGGTGGCATGAAGCCCGATACGGTGGTCTGTTGGCGCTGGAAGCCTCATAAGCTGGCGCGGGTATCGTTTGGCCCAGAGACCGTCAATACGCTCCGGGCACAGGTAGCCAGGCACTATCCGCATCCGCATCGGTTCGTGTGTGTAACCGATGACACACCCGGCATCGATCCTCGGGTTGAAGTCATCCCGGCCTGGAAAGATTACGCCGACATCCCCAGCCCGCACGGTGGCAAGAATCCGAGCTGTTATAGGCGGCTGCGGATGTTCCACCCTGACGCGGCGCAGTGGTTCGGCAATCGCTTTGTGGCTCTTGACCTTGATGCGATTCTAGTACGAGACATGACGCCCGTCTGGGACCGTCCGGAGGACTTCGTCATCTGGGGCGATAAGACGAATCCCCGCACGCCGTTCAACGGCTCGATGATGTTGCTCACGGCCGGCAGTCGGACGGACGCCTGGGCGAAGTTTGATCCAAAGGTGTCACCCGCGATGGCGATGCGTGCCGGCTATCACGGCTCCGACCAGGGCTGGCTGTCGTATCTCTACAAAGACACAGCGGCGAAGTGGACGCGCGCCGATGGCGTGTTCTCGTTCAGGAACCACATCGAGCGCGTGACGCGGCAACTGCCGGAGACGGCCAGGATCATCTTCTTCCACGGCGACACGAAGCCCTGGTCACAGGGGATTGCTCATAGGTTCCCCTGGATCGCTCAGCACTATGTCGGTGAATCAATGGCGGTGGCGTCGTGACAGGCCGTGCGTTCATTCAGGAGTACGACGAGCTGTTGTCGGGCTCGCCTGGCACGGTGGCGCTGCCGCTGGATCTGGACACGACCAAGGACATGCTGCGCTTTACGAGCTCCAGCGAAGATGACCTGATACGCGGTTGGATTGCCGCGGCTGAGGAACTGTTCGAGGCGCTGACCGGCCGTCAGTTGATCATGGCCTCTCGGGTCTACGGCCTCGATGCGTTCCCAACGGATCCGATCATCGAACTGCCGCGGGCGCCACTGGTGTCCGTCGAGAGCATCGTCTATGACGACGGCTCCGGGTCTGAGCAGACGTGGGACGACGAGAACTATACCGTCATCCCGTCAGGGCTGGAGCCGCGCGCACCGCGGGGCAGGATCGTGCTGCCAGAGAGTGGCGTGTGGCCATCTACGTCCGCCACGAAGCGCGCGGTGCGGATTACTTACACTGCCGGCTATGCCGAGGACCATCGAGACATTCCGGAACTGATCAAGGCCGCGCTGTACGAGATGGTGCGGAAGTTCCACGCACGCGAGGACGGGTTGCCGGTCGGCACGCGGATGATTCTGGACAACCTGATGTACACCGCCGCGCAAAAGGTGCGACCCTGGAGATCGACGTGGGTCTGATTGAGGCCGGACTGCTGGACCGCGAGATCGTGCTGCAGACGGCCACGGAGTCTGAAGACGCCACGACGGGGCAGAGCCTGCTGACGTGGGCCGCGACGGCGACGATCTGGGCGCAGTGGTTGCCGAGCGGGACGCGGGAGTTTTGGCAGGCGCGGCAGATTCACAGCGAGATCGAGGGCGTGTACAAAACGTGGTATCGGTCGGACGTGCTGCCGGATGTGTCGCGGCTGATCGGGCATGACGGGCGGACCTACGACGTCAAGCCGGTCGTGGAAGTGGGCCGGCGCGAAGGGATTCTGATCCCGGTGGTTTCACGAGGCGAGGCCGCGTGACGATCCGCGATCTGGTGCGGGACTACGTGCTGGCCGATGTCACGGTCTCTGGCCTGTTGGGTACCCGTTTGTATCCCGACATGCTGCCGCAGAAATGCACGTACCCGGCTGGTGTCATCCAGGCGATCGACATTGTCAGGCCGAACACGCTCAGGGGCGTGGCGAGCCTGGCGCGGGCGCGGATCCAGATAGACGTCTACGCCCAGCCGACCTCTGGAAGTAGCTCCAGGGCGGCAGCAGACGCGGCAGGAACGGCTATTCGGCAACGGTTAGACGGTTTTGCTGGGTTACTGGATACCGTGCAAGCCTGGGTCACGTTCGATTTGGAAATGGAAGGCGCGGAGCCGGAGATACACGGCGGTTTGTCGCGCCACACGGCTGACTATTTTGTACAATATCAGACACAAGCAGGAGTCTTCTAAGACGATGCAGTAACAGGTTCTTCCGGCGCACTAGGGCCTGCAGCCCGAACACCCTACCTTCAGGGCGTGTGCCGAGACAGAAGGGAGCACGGAGAAGGCCGTGTGTGACCTCATGCCACTGAGGTTCACCACGGCCTTTTTCCGTTGCTCCCGGCTCCGATCGAGAACGAGTACGACAACTGGCTGGAACGCGAACGCGTAAAGGAGCAGATCATGTCCGATGCGATGTCCTCCCAAGATACCTATATCTCCGTCGGTGACGCGGCCTCGCCGAATACCTACACGGAGATCGCTGAGGTCAAATCCATCCCAGGCCCGAACGAGACGTCTGAAGACATCGACGTCACCCATCTCCGCAGCACAGGCGGGTACCGTGAGTTTGTGGCCTCGTTCAAGGATGGTGGCGAACTGCAATGCACGTCCAACTTCCTGCCTGGCAACAGCACGCACCAGACGTTGCGGAGCCTGTACGCCTCGCGCGAGGTCCGCGGCTGGAGCATCACGTATCCCGACACGTCGGTCGACTACTTCGATGCGTACGTGAAGGGCATCGGGCGCACGTCCGCGGTGGGAGCGGCGCTCGAGGCGTCGTTCACGCTGCGGATCACGGGCGCTGTCACGCTCGACGCGGCGTAGTCCTTTCACCGGACTGAGAGGACACGACGATGGCGAATCCGGAACGTGGCGAAGTCCGCCTCGAGGTGGACGGGACCGGCTACAAGCTCCAGTTGACGATGGCCGGGATCATCCAGCTCCAGAAGGAGAAGCACAAGCCCTTCGGCCGGCTCATTGAAGCAGTGGGCGAGATCGACGTGGAAGCGATCGTCGCGCTGCTGTGGGCCGGCTTCCAGGTGCATCACCCGCGGCAGTTCAAGAGCGAGCAGCAAGTGCTCGACCTCATCGAGCGCGACGGCGGCTTCGGCAACATCTCGAAGTACGTCAACGTGCTGACCGAATTGATCGCGTTGAACAAACCGAAAGAGACCGAGACGGATGGAAACCCTCAGCCGGCTCAGAGTGGTGGGACTGTCGAGAGCTCTACGTCCACGTTAGAGCTTACACCAGCCTGAGCCGTGCAGAGTTCTGGGCGTCGTCGCCGTGTGAGATTCATCGGGAGTTGGAGGCGGCGAGCCTGAGACGGAAAGAGCAGGCGAAGCGGGATCTGTCGCTGGCGTGGCATACGGAAGCGTTCGCGCGGAGTAAACGACTGCCGGATCTCGAGGAACTGTTTGACAAGTTCGACGGGACGAAGACGCGGAAGCAGTCACCGCAGGAGATCAAGGACCGGATCAGGGCCATGACAGGTAGTACGCCGAGGCGAACGGTGCGGAAGGTGAAGGAGTAGATGGCGGACGAACTCGCCAAGTTGCGCCAGAGCATTGACGCGCTCCCACGCGACGTGACCGCTGCACTCCGTTCGGTGGCCTGGCAGACCTCTCGGCGCGTGAAGGACCGTGCGCGCGACATCCTGAACGCTCGGACAGGCGGGAAGGCGGATCGGATCGCGGCGATCACGATTGTCGAAGACGACGCAGAGAATGTCTTCCGTGTGATTGCGGAAGGCCCATCGGACAAGCCGGCGAACCTGGCGCTGTGGTTCGAGCGGGGCACGCGCCACATGGTGGCCCGTCCGTTTATGCGACCTGCTGCAGATGCCGAGACAGAGCAGTTTCGGAGGGACATGGTAGACGCAGCGCTCGATGTTGTTGGGGAGCTGGAGCGGCTTTAGGCCATGCCGACAATCAATATCAAGTGGGCGACGAATACCGACGAACTCAAGGCCAATCTGCGCCAGGGTCTCGATGTCATCAATGCGACCCGATCGCAGGTCGACAAGTTGGTGCAGTCCTTCCGCGGCGAAGCCCTCGCGACGTCGGCGCATAAATGGGCGGCAGCGATTAGCGAGATTGGTGGCGCAGCCAAACTGACCGCCGCAGAAGTCGAACGCGCGAATACCATCTTTCAGAAGTTCATCGAGAAGCAGCAGGCGCTCGGCGCGGTCATTCCGACGAACGTCCAAAATCTTGCCAAGGAAACAGCGGCCAGGGTCTCTGCGACGAAGGCTCTCGCGGAACAAGTTGCAGCGCAAACACGGCTTAGGTCGATGGTGCAGACTGGGCTGAGTGCTGCAGGTATTGGTGGACTTACTGGTGTCGGCGTCGTATCGGCATTTGCTGCCGCGGCTCGGGATGCGTTGGCGTACGCGGATGCGCTCTCGAAGCTCTCCGATCGGACAGGTATCACGGCCACTGGCCTACAGCGTCTTGATGCGATTGCTCGGCCGTCTGGTAATTCGCTTGAGCAATTGGCGAGCGCGATCAACCAGTTCCAGCGGCGTCTCGTGGAGGGCGGGAGCGAGACATCAGCCGCATTAGCGAAGATTGGACTGTCGATCGCGGAACTGACTCGGCTCAATCCAGACGACCAATTCATCGCCATCGCGAGGGGATTGCAACAGATTAAAGATCCGGCCGAGCAAGCTGCGATTGCGATGGCGCTGTTCGGTAAAGGCGGCGCTGAGATTTTGCCGTCGCTCAAGGCGAAGGTCGATGAGTTGGCGGACTCGACCTTCAAGATGAGCGAGCAGGCGGTGGCGTATTGGGATGCGTTTGGCGATGCCGTGGACCGTAACAAGCGGTCCATCATCAATGCGATCGCGGAGATCATCGCCAAAGGACAAACCAATCCAGCCGCTTTTTTCGCTGCTCTGGGATTCCGCGTAACACAACAGGGGTTACAAGGGCCGGCGCCAACTCAGCAGAGTCTCCGCGGTGACATTGGTTTATCTGGACAGGGTCAATTCCAAGTACCGGGGCTGCCGTCGGACGCGCTCATTCGGTCTATTGAAAATCAGAGCCGAGAACTCTTCGCGCAGGCTCAGTTCAAACTGGATGAGCCTATACGCAAAGCCGCTGAGGCGTTGGAAGAATCGCTTCGCCGTTTGGGGATGGTGCTGCCTGGACTCCGGAATCAGGTCGGTGAGTTAAATGACACCGAGCTAAAGGCGATCGACATCTGGCTGAAAAAGAAAGAGGCGGCCGACGACTTGGCGAAGTCCGTCCGCAAACTACTTAACGAAATCGAGCAGGTCAAGCCAGGGCAAGTCGATACCGATGCGCTCGGTGGCCTTGACGTCGAGACGATCGGGAGACTGCGCGCCAAGTTCAACGTCGATGACACTGGCCCACGAGAAGCCGTCAAGGCGTTCGGTGAATTGAGTCGCGTGCTGTCGGAGCTGTCCTTCAACACGCAGGGCGCCACGAGCGAAGTACTGAACCTGTCGGCGGGGTTTGCAGACGGGATCGGCGCCATGTTGCACGCCGTGGAGACCTTCAAGACGTTCTCGATCTCCAGCATGTTCAGCATGATCGGCATTGCGATCCAGTTGGGCGTGGTGGTCGGCCGTCTCCTGGGGTTCTTGCGGAGTAACGCCTTCAGCCGCGGCATCGGTGGCACGGGGGTCAACCCTGGCATTGGAGCTGGGGCCGGGTCTGGCGGGCGTCCGCCACGGCAACCGGCCGCGACCGGCGGACTCGTGACCGCGTTCGGGATTCAGCGCTTTGCCTTCGGTGGCATGGCACAGCCGATGGGCACGGACACGGTGCCGGCGATGCTCACGCCTGGTGAAATCATCCTGAACCGCGCCCAGCAGCGCAATCTGGCTGCCGCTGCGCCGACGGTAAACGTGAATGTCGATGCGCGGGGAGCGTTCGGCGTAGACCAGTTTGCGCTCCGACGCTGGGGCCGCGCGCTGGCCCCGATGATTGCGGAAGCGGTCGCGCAGAACAAAGGCCACGGTAACGCCCACGCGTACACCATGTTCCGCGGCGCGCTGGGCCAGACAAGCTGATGAAGGCTCCGGCGATCTTCCAGTCGGCGGATCAGAACATCCTGGCTGGGGCGTTGATCACGTCGTCTGACGTGCCGGCCACTGGCTATGACCTGGAGACGCTGGGCTATCTCCGGCCAGACATGCGCGTGGCGTTCAACGATGGCACCGTCACGATTACCTGGGAGTGCTTGACGAACGGGGAGTCGCCGACGCTGCCGGCGCGCGGTGACATCTTCGTCTTGCCGATGCACAACCTTGATGACGGCGTGGCGACGTTGACCAATGACCAAGGGCTGAGCCAGGCGATCACGGTTCCTGACCCTCTCGGCAATGGCCTGCCGCGAACCATCGTGATTGATCTCACGGTAGCCACGCCAAACGCGGCCACGCGCACGTCCGCCTTCTGGCAGTTGGTGGTGGTCGGCAATTCCGTGCCGCTGGTCCTGGGTGGGGCTGTGGCGATCTACAGCCCGAAGCAAGCACTGGCAGACCGCGACTTCCAGTTCGGCCACGCGTTCAAAAAGAAAGGCTTCTATCTCGACGCGGGGAACGACTTCGGCACGTTGTTTAGGCAAGACCTGCGGACGATGAAGCGGTGGGTGGAGCTCCAGACGGTTGCCACCGCAGACGATGCGGACGCGCTCGAGACGTGGTTTGAAGAGAACCACGGGGCCGCGTTGCCGGGGCTGCTCTGGTTCGATCCGAATATTCAGGATGCCTTCCTTGGGTATCTCGGAGATACGTTTGCACGGACGTATCTGTTTGATGACGCCGAGTCGATCGCGCTGACGTTTGAGGAACTGTCGAAGGGTGTGCCGTTGTAATGCCGTACGACAGTTGCGCCACGGCGCTCGAGGTCACGCTCTCTGTAGGCACGCCCTACACCCAGAACTTCGACACGACCGGAAACGCTAGCGATCCCACGATTACAGCGGATTGCCTGGCGAACAACGCTGGCGCGAACGCGCTCTGGCTGAAGGTCATCTCGCCGATCGACAGCGCGATCATTGTTGATACGCACGGCAGCGACTACGACACCGAGGTCGTAGCGTTCTCTGGTGCGTGCGGCTCGCTCGTTGAGTTGGACTGCGGCGAGGACGACGAGATCGAGCAGCCGCCGAACAACGACGGGTTCCAGTCCACCGTCGACGCGATTCCGGTGCAGGCTGGTGTCCCGGTCTATATCGGGATTGCGGACTTCGATGAGGTCGGCGGCGATCTCGTTGTCAATATTCAGCTCGCGGATCCGTCGGTGTCTCGGTACGTCTTGTCTGAGGACGGCTGGCGCGGAGAACAGATCGCCTACAGCGCCGAGGATGGAACGCGCGTGGCGCAGGGCGGGCTGCGTAATTATGGAGAGACGCCAGACGAGAGCGGTGGATTCGATCCAGATACCCCGTACACCGCGAGCCTCGACGGTACGCGGCTCTATAAATCGCATAACGACGATGACGGGTTCCACATTCAAGCATACGACCGCTTCATGCAGCCGGTTGATGCGAATGTACTCGTCTCGTCGTCTGGGCTGGTTTCGATTGTGTGCAGCCCGTCTGGCACCGTCTACACACGAGCCCTGATCGGTGGCGTGAATCGCATCGCTGCCTACACGTCTGAGTTATCAGCCGTCGACCAGTGGCCGGCTGGGAGCGGGTCGGTCTTCGACGATGTGGACTATTTCGCCGTCTCGCCAGATGACACGATTCTGTATTACCGCAAACAGGGCGCCGGAAATGTCGGCAAGCTCTTTCGCTACAACCTGAGTACCGACACCGATCTGGGCCATTGGCTGACCACGCCGACCACGGCGACAGGGCCGGACTTTATCCTCTACCTGCACACGGCGGCGAATGGCGACATCATTCTGGTGGCGGCCGAAAACGATGACCCCGCCATCGAGCCAGACGAATTTTTGATCCATCGCTACAGTTCCAGCGGCACGCTCCAGAGTACGGCCGACATGCCGCAAGGCACGAGCGCGACCGCGCTGAATCCGGACGGGTTATCGCTCTGGTACATCGGTGCAGACACCACCGTTAAACACATCCTGATCGCGG